CTTGGGATAACTGGGGAAACTGGGGGCAATTACGTTGCTCAAAACGGCACAACCTCATCCTCATCGGCCTTCTTATCGCCAACCTTGAACGCCGAAATATACCGCCCCTTCGCATGATCCCTAGCGGACACTTTGACCAGGCTACCCTCGGACACCCACTCATCGAGTACACGCCGAACCATCGACCGCGCACCCGCATCGTGTACGTCAAGCTCGAGATGCTTCGCCACGATCTGCCCAGCCCATTGCGCGCTGCGAACATCCGCCCGCACCAATAACGGGTCACGCTGATACGTCGCATCTATGTCTGCCAGAATGACCGCCTTCTGCCCAGGCGACATCTGCGAATCGGTCGGCGGGTTCCACTCATCGACCACGCCCACCTTGTCGCCGTCTGGATACACCGCATCGCCGTTGCCCAGATCGATGCTGACCAGTTGCCGCCACAGCCGCTCATCCGTCGGCGGTCTCATGTTGGCTTTCGGATTCTGTAGCCAGAAGTATCTGCGCCGCTCCTTTAGATCGACGCCGTACCGTTCCGCCTCGGGCTGTCCCATCGGCGAGGCAATCCGCACGCTACGGCACGCCCCGAGCAGGGCAGACGCCCCGCGCACGTCCTCGCTCGACGCCTCGTTGCCGTTGCCCTTGCGGAAATGATGCACGATCTCAACCGCAAGGTTCGCCTGCTCGGCTATCGCGCGCCACTCCCACATCACCTTCTCCATCGCCGGGTTGTTGTTCTCATTGACCGCGTGCGTCGAAATAAACGGGTCGAGGATCATGGCGTCGATGCCCTCATCTCGAGCGCACTTCACGATCTGCTCCCGCACGGCAGGCAGTTGCATTACCGTGGCATCCGCTTCCTCGGCCACGATGATGCGGGTATCGCGGCCAGAGGTGAGGTACAGATTCTGCGCGACCTCCTGCGGGTCTAGGCTGTAGTGCTTACAGATCGCCACGAGCCTACGCTGCAATTCGTCCAGCGGGTCTTCCCCGTTGTGAATCCAGACCTTGAGCGCCCCGGTCGGCAGTTGCCACTTACCGCGCAGTAGATCGCGTCCAAGCGCCATGCTCACAGCCTCTACCATCGTCATCGACGACTTGCCGCCACCGCCCGCGCCTGCCGTCATCGACACCATGCGACGCATATAGTGGAAGCCATACAGCCACTGCCGAGGCGGTATGCAATCGGCCTCTATCGGTTGCCACCGCCGCGCGACGATGCTTTCGGCGGCTGCGTACTGCGCCTCTTTGGCCGGTTCCATGGCCGGTTCCCTTACGAGTTCCATGCCGCGTGCTTCTGGAACGTCCGACCAGTCCGGCTCGCCATCTTCGCGTGGTGGTGGGCCGAGCCGCACGGCCTCGGATACGTGAACATAGCCTCCTGCCTTTGCTGCGCTGAACACGCTACCCAACGTCACGCCGCCCGCGCGGTCAAGGTGGAACGACTGCCATCGGTGCTCTATGTCGGCCCGCCCTGCGTAGTTATGCGGAAGCGTGCCAGTTAGTCCGCCGCTTGACCATGCGTCCCAAAGTTCCAGCCCATCGTCAGCGCCGCCGCTCGCGTGGTGTAGAGCCATGCCGACCATCAACCATGCGTCGTATTGCTCTGGGTCGATATGCGCCAGCGCATCCGTGACGCGCGGCAGATCGCGCTGGAAGTCTTGGCTAGTGCCGAGCCGGGGCGGCAGTTTCGCGGCCACCTCCGACGGCAGTTCCAAATCCATCCGCCGCTCATCGATCAGCCCAGCGGGCAGCGTGGCAATGTCAGTCAGCGGGCCGGACTGCCCAAAGTGCAGCGGCCACCAAATGACGTAGCCACCTTCGGCTCGGATGTCCAGCCCACCCCGGCGCACCTTGCCAAGAGTCACGCTCGCGCCGCCTCTGATCTTGACTCCTGCGGGCGTCTGGAAAAGGTAATGCCTCCCGCCGCTTCCGCCGCCGGTCTGATGCACCCGCGTGGAGATGAGGATCGACTGGTTTTCGGACAGCCAGTCTTGCGCCTGGTCGTCTGCCACTCGCGCATCGAAGTCCAGCACCGCCAGATTGGTACGCGATCCCGTCGGCACGCCCACGAGCGCGTCGGGGTAGTTGCCCCACCATCGGCGGATCGTGGCTTCATCTTGGCTCGCATCCTTGAATCCGTTTCTTGTCAACGGTGATTTCGCCTTTTGAACGCGGCCTGTGGTGTCCTTCTCATCGCGCCGTCGGCATGGGAATACGGGGTAACGCTTGGCGAGGTCGAGTACCTTTTCGACCGGGACGATTGCTGTGAGTTCTGGCTGTGTCATGGGTAGATATCCGGCCTCAAGGCATTTCTCCGTACTCCTGTAGCGGCCTCGATGTCAAGTACCCGCATGACCGGCACTCGGCCAGCCTCGACCCACTGGTGGACAGCCTGCGGTTTTATCTTGAGTTTTCGCGCGAGCGCGGCCTGTCCGCCAGCCTTTGCTATGGCAGCAAGGAGGGCGGACTTAGGACTTTGGTGTGGTTGTTTACGCATACGCGGCCGAGCATACCGCAGGGTGGACAGAAGTATCAAGTATTGCTTTTCTATCAAGTAGTGCTTGACACCCCGAAACCGGCATGGTTTACTACATACATGGACGGCGCAGTGCCGATCCAGAAGCGATAGAAGGAGACGACAATGACCTACGAAATCAAGTATCTGTTCAGAATGCGCGCTCCCGGCCAGGGTGCTCTGTGGGGCTTCTACGCAGTGATCAAGAATGCCGACGGCTCTGGTTATGTTCTTAAGGATCGAGCCAACAAGCCGCGCCGCTTCGTTAAAAAACTCGCAGCCGTGCGCGCTGCTGAAGAAATGATCGCAAAGTCCATCTCGAAGGTGGCGGCGTAAGCCGCTTCTCACAGGAGCAAAAAAAATGAAAGCAACTATTATTCGAGACGACGCGAACCACGGCGATTTTGGCCACGATTCCGAGCAATCGCAGCGCGACTACCAAGAGCAGATCAGCGATGCGGTGCTCAACATTAGCGGTTGCGCGCGCGAAGTCTGGGGTGGCTGGGTTTGGGTTGTTAGATCGAACGAGCAACGCTGGTCTAAACGTCCGACTCGCCACGAATGTGAGCGCGTAGTTTACGAAGTCGTCGAGCGGCTCGGCGAGAACGAAGCATTCGATTTGGAGATGGCTTAATGAAACATTCTTTCCCTTGGCCGCAAGCCATCATCTTTTTTTTGTTGTGCCTCGTCGCCTGCGCTGTGGAGCCATGCGACGGGCATTCGTGTGATGAAGAAGTAACCATTAAGGAGTTTAATTAAATGAGCATTTTCGTTAGCGCATCATCTGGCGGCAACTATCCCGAGCGCAAGCCCATCGAAGCCGGAGCCTATTCCGCCATCTGCGATATGGTCGTCGATCTCGGCGTGCAGCCCTCACCTAACGGGCAGTTCGCCCCAAAGCGCACGTTGCTTTTGCGATTTCAGATTCCGAGCGAGCGCGTCGAAATCACGAAGGACGGCGAGACCAAGAGCCTGCCCGCCGTGATCAGCCGCACGGTCGGCCTGTCGCTGAACGAGAAGGCCACGCTCCGACAGTTGTTGCAATCGTGGCGTGGCCGCGCGTTCACGCCCGAGGAGTTGAAGAAGTTTGATCTGACGGCAGTCCTCGGCAAGCCCGCGTTCATCAACGTGACGCACTCGACCAAGGGTGACAAGACCTACGCCAATTTGACCAGCATCATGCCCCTGCCAAAGGGTATGCCCGCGCCGACCCTTGAGGGCGAGGCACTCTGGTGGTCGTCGGATTCGCCGAATCTAGACGCCTTCAGTAAGTTGCCCGCTTGGGTTCAAGAAAAAATCAGCAACCGGATCATCGAGCAGCCTGCGATTGCGAAGGTCGCTGCTGCGAAGCCTGCTGCCGTAGCGCCTGCGGAATTCATCGACGATGAGGTGGCGTTCTGATGGCTACTGCACGCTACGGATACAAATTGGCGGACGGCACGAAAGTGCCGTCTGTCACTACCATTCTCAAGATCAAAGACCCTGGCGCGCTTATCAACTGGGCCTACAAGACAGGCCGCGCGCACGGCAACCTGGAAGGCAAAGGCCAGTTCGCTCCGGCCAATTTGTACGACGGCAACGATGCCTTGCAGATCGGGACGTGCGTTCACGAGATGTGCGAGGTGTTCGTCAAAGGCGGCGATCCGACCGCGCATCTTGATGGTGTGATGGAGAAAGCCGAGACGCTGGACAAGGCGGCATTCCGCGCGCAAGTCGTCAGCGCGTACAGTGCATTCGAGTTTTGGTGCAAGGGCACGCAACTGGAAATCCTCGAGTGCGAGGTGCCGGTATTGTCAGAGACGCACCGCTACGGCGGCACGCTTGACTTCATCGGGCGGCTGAATGGGCGGCTTGTGCTTGGCGACTTCAAGACCAGCGGCGGGGTATACCCCGAGTATCTGATCCAGTTGGTCGCTTACGCCAAAGCCTACGAAGAATGCAAGGGCGTGAGGATCGACGGCGGATATCATCTGCTGCGCTTCTCGAAAGAAAACGGCGACTTCGGCCACCACTTCTACCCGTCGCTCGACGACGATGCGTGGCCCGCGTTCTTGCATCTGCGGGCGCTGCATGACTTGAACGAGAAACTCAAAAAGAGGGCTGCGTGATGGGCGAGCCAATGTACACCGACGACGACGAAATGTTCCAAGATTTAACCCACGACCCGGTAGATTCGCCACGGCACTACCAACTGCGAATCGGCGGGGTAGATGCGGAGATGATCGACGTTATCCGCGCTATTCTCGGCGCTCGTGGCACGTTGACTTACTGCCACGGCTCGGCGCTCAAGTACCTGGGGCGCGCTGGCAAGAAAGACGGCGCACCGACGGCGCAAGACCTTCGCAAAGCCGGGTGGTTTTGTACATTTGCGGCGCAAATCGCAGAAGATTTAGAGGGTGAGGACAAATGATTAAGCAATCCTCGGCTGAAACCCTGCAAGCCATCGCAGACTTACTAGGTACGCGGCCGACCGCCGCAATGGTCGCAGCCGCGCTTGAGGCGGCATATTCGCTTGGTCGATGCGACCAGGTGCTTGAATCCACAAAGGTGGCGCAGCATGAACTGGCTTCTTGACATGATCCGTCGCGTGCGCCACTCACGCCGCGAGGATTGGCGGCACGTACCGCCGCCCAATTGGGCTTGCTCACGAAAGCGCGCGGGAGGGCTTTACTGGTGAAGGTAGAAATCTGTCCAGAAAGCATGGCCGAAATTACTCGGGCCGAGTTGCAGTTGACGCTGCAACTTTTCAAGAAGGATTTACGCCAGCGGAAAGCGGGCAAGGGATCGCCTGTGTTCACGCACGATAAGGCGAAAGACATTGAGCATATTAAGCGGCACGTGGAAGCAACGGAGATGCTATTGCGATATTACGGTGAGCCCCAATGACCCGCGACGACATTATCCGCATGGCGAAAGAGGCTGGATTGACGTTGTCATCTTTCTGTAGATGGAGCGCATATTCTGACGACCTTGAACGCTTCGCCGCCTTTGTTGCCGCCGCCGAGCGAGAGAAGATTGCCGCATGGATGGACTTCAACCATTACACGACCGGCCACGGCGATTGCATCGAAAATCTGCTAGAAGAAATTAAGGCTCAAGTTGCTGAAGATGAAAGATGGAAGTGTGCTGAAGTGGCAGAAGTTTATGAGCCACGTTGTGACGTTTGTTCTAAAGGTGTAGCCGTCGCGATTCTGGCGAGGGGTGAGGCATGAAAGACGAATGGGATTTAGAAGTCGAGCGTATGCCCTGGCGCTTCAATCCGCCGAAGCCGGACTTGCGCGCTGCGCTCTTGCAGTTGCGGTCGTTGGGATTTAACGCCGAGGCCGACTTGATCGCGGGCGAGGTTCTCAGCGTGCAGAAGGTGAGGGCCAAGGAGGCCGAGGCGTACATTCTGCTTTCTGCTGCGTGGCCTGCGCTGGTACGTGCTGGCCGCACGGAATTGGCCGATCAGATTTCGCAGTTTCTCGCTGACTAGCGCCGGACGTGATAGGGGCTGGCCTTCTTGAAATGGTCGGCATTGCACTGCACGGCTTGATCTATAGGCCGCGCGATCTCTGGATGCGCGCAGTGAAATTTTGAATTGCGATACACGAAGAAGGCGCAATTCTGGCAGAGTTCCGGCTCGCCCCACGATAACTCGGTGATGAGTTCACGATCCAGCACGCGCATGACTACACCGGAGCGCCTCGGAACCACGCCTTGCCAGCGTCCACTGCGACGATCTCCGGCTCGAGCAGTCGGCCCTCGCGGTACGTCAGCACCACGAAGCCCGACGCCCAGTTCAGCGGCCCGGCTTCTACGTAGGTGAACTGCGGGCCTTTCGGCTCGGCCATCGTGCCGCAATCTACGCCGAAGCGTCTGCCGCGATAGTCAGCCCACGGTGTGTACTGCAACTTGTGCAGATGGCCGTGGACGTAGTGCGTGCCAGCGCGCAAGGCAGAGTTATAGGCTGAGTGTATTCCACCGGATACGGGCCGATGCCTAATGACCGTCCACGCATACTGCTCTGCGTTCAGATGCACAGCCCAGCCCGCGCGCCATCGTGGCAGATAGTCGATCAGTGTGGAGCCTGGCACCTCTTCCAGTTCGGGCACGTTGCTGGATAGGTAGTTTTCAAACCGCGCGTCGTGGTTGCCGATTGTGCGTAGCAACTGCGCCCTGCCCGCCGCGCGCTCGATCTCCGCGCACCGATCCTGCACCGCGTGCAGTTCGTCCTTTAGTTCGGGCTGCTTTTCCCACATGATCCGCGCGTGGCGACTGATCCGCGCGCCGTCCAGAATGTCCCCATTCAGAATCACGATGTCGGGCTTTAGCGCCTTTGCCAGTTTGCAGAATGCCTCATGCGCTGGCGTAACCACGCCTGGCCAGTAGTGGCAATCGCTCGCCACCATCACCACGCCGTCGTGCAGTTCTAGGTGCATTTCGGATTCGTAGCGCCGCGCGCGCTGCTCTGCGAGTCGGTTAGCAGCCTGCCCTGCTTCGGCCTTGATGCCGGTCGTGCAAGTCGGCGCAACCTTACTCGGCAATGCTATGCCGTGCTTTGCCTCAAGCGAGCGCCTGCGTTGGTGGACACTTCGCACCGGCAGAGACAGTGCGTCGGCTACTTTTTTAGGTGATCCGTAACGCTTCCATGCGTCGATGAATTCCTCGTCGGTGAAACGCTTAGGCATTTAATCCTCAAAGGTGGTT